GAAGGCGTCGATCTCAGCCAGCTTCTGAGCCTTCTTAGTAGAAGAGGTACCTTGAACGCTCTCAGAGACCTTCTTATACTGAGGGGATACCTTGCCCATGATCTCGTCCACGTTATTAGCAGAGAACAAGATCTTAGAAGCTTTCGTATGATAGACGAAAGCATTAGAGCGGCTTACGCCCAAGATGTTCATGATCTCGGACAAAGCCAGGGCCTTATCAGGAGTATTACGAACGATTGAAACTGCTGTCTCGAGGTTAGTTACTTTTGTCATTTTCATTTCCTTATGTGTGCGTGTTAAGATGTATCTATTATAAGCTATTTCTAATAACCATGCAACTGGTAGGGTTATTATTTACGGGTAACTATAACTAGTTACTTTCCGCTGGCGCCAAAAGGCGTTGGAATCCACGGAGAGCGGTATTAAAGGCACATCTCTCTACAGACCCAAATTCATGTGGATAACGCTTGAAAAGCTGGAGTGTTTCCAGGATTCCAAGGCCCATCGATTCGGCTTCCTTCTGGACGATATCCAGAGCCTCTTTCTGGGTCATTGTTTCAAACTGCATCATGAGCCTCCACTTGCTTGAAAACGCGCAAGATTTCGGGACACGCTTCACGCGGCAGACCCTCTTCAACCATCAGATCGATGATGAAGTCTTCATTAAGATCACATGCAATAGCATCGGTGATAATCATGTGCAGGTTAGACATCTTAGACATTATACAGACTCCTTTTGTTTAGCATCCATTACTTCGCAAAGAATGAACTTTGCAACATTCATCTGCTGGCGAACATGCTCTACAGCACGAGGACCAGCACCCATTCCCAACATCTCTTGGCAGTCGGACAAAATGCCCATCACCACCATCTCTTGACCGGAGAACTTAGCGGTCAAAGATTCCATGTACTGAACACGGATCTGAGCTTCTGTCATTCCGTACATCTTCATTTCTGCGTAAGCTGTCATCTTAGTTCCTTATTAATAGAGAGAGGTGATTTTGTTTTCGGCAGTTTCGAGAATGTCGAGAACTTCGTCGGCTAAATTCTGCTCGGAAGGCTCGATTTGAAACTGGCTAATTGCAGAATCGAGAACTTGGAGGAGGAGAGCGAGTTGCTCTTCTGTAAGCTTGATCGTAGTTTGCATAATACCCTTTCCGTTGAACATACGTTATTATAGTCCAGTTCGGACCAAACGTCAACCTAATACCCTTACGTTACGGTTGGGTACTTTGCAGAAGTAACTAGTTAATTTGCATTTCATTCTGCATATATTATAGTTACTTTTTAGGGAAAGCGTTTAAGAGGGCAGAAAAATACTATTTTTATTAATATAAATACATACCAATTTAAAATAAATTATAGTAAGTCATCCTTACTAATTATCTTTGATAATCTCTAATATCATAATCGTCTGGTAATTCTTCTATTCTACTGAATACTATATCGTTATTATCGATTATATCCTCTATCTTACTGATCATTATCTCATCCTTTATCCCTCTAGAAGGAGATTCTTTATACGATTTTAGTAATGCTTTTAACTCTTCTTTATCGGTCATATTATTTCCAATCACCGTTTCTTTTCATATCCCATAATACCGCCCCTATTACTACCACAATAAAGGTAATGAAGATAGTATCATTATACGTCCACATCTATATACCTGCCTTTATCCAAATCTAATCTCATATTTCTTTGTACTCTCTCGGCAATTAACCCATCGAAGTTTCTCTTCTCTACCAATTTCCGATAATCTTCTTCTCTTTTATGTTGATTATTGGCTCTTTCGGCCCTATCTAATTCGATATTGCGATTGTTTATTCTATCTATTTTCATAGCCTGTTCCTATACTTAATAAAGTTATTTAGACCCTCCTCGGTGCCCATACTATATTCTTTATTATCTGTATTTCTATCGATACCGGCATTAATGTTATAAAGTCTTTCTATTTCATTGGCGGCCTCTTCTAATAGATCAGATAATCGATCGGGTTGATTATCCTGTACTGATTTCCTAGTCGGTATCTGTCTACGGATTTCCGCCCTTTTTCTTAGCCGATATACTAGGTCTTCTGACATTAATTAACTCCGAAACGTGCATTTAATATTTGAATCTGTTCGTTAATACAGGTATTATATTCACAATCATACAAGTTACCGGTATAGGGGTCACCCCTTTTACTTATCTCCAGCTCCTTAATACAATCCTGAATGATTAACTTGCCGAACTTTTCAATCCATATATCGCCAAAGTTCTCACCAAAATTAATATTCTTGAGAGCGAACTCATGGGCTTCATCGGAAAGTAATTTAAATTGTTCGTTCATATTAATAACTCTGATGTGAATGTCCGATACGGTATATTGGATTACCTGGAACGATTTCTTCAGTCTCAGGTGTATAGAGTTCCGGTAACATAATATCGGCAAATTCCCCATAACAGTAGTACCCAGACTCGGTTACTACTAATTCTGCATCTGAAGGCAACTTGCTTAATGCCTCTATCATTTCTTTTACTGTAATAGTCATATCAGTTCCCCTGAGTTAAAACGTATTTAGCGAGGTCTTTCCATTGAGGATTACCGGTATTGGCAATCTTCGTAACGGCAATCAAGCTACGTAAAGACATATTAGGAATCTTACCTAAATTAGACTTCAGGAAGTCCAGAGCCAAACCCTTGGCAATAGCATTCACTTCCGGAAGAAACTCGTCGGACTTTGCAATCACTTCCATTCTCTCAAGCTTCTGAGCCTCAGTCATCGATAAGTCAACAACTAAAGAACGAGTACGAATTGCCTGATCGATCTTCTCCAAAGCCATATTCGATACGAATACGATAGAGCCGGTAAACTCGAACGAGCGCGGCAGATCATCGTCACGCATATCGGCGTTCCAAGAGATATAGCGCTTAGAATAAGAGTCCAAAGCACCCTTCAAGAGATTCTTAGCAACATCGTCTTTCAAGATACTATCGCAGTCATCGAACACGATAACCATACCGTTATTCTCAAAAAGCGTACGATACAAGCCCTTAGCGGTCGAGTAACCCTTAACCACCGTATAGGACTTAGCCTTATTGACCTTTGCACCGATAGCAAAATTAGCCAAATCAGTCAGGTTCGTAAAGCCGTTCTTCTCAAGAGACTTCAAAACCGTATACGATTTACCAAGACCGCCTTCACCGGTAATAACGGCCGAGGGCAAAGTCTTCTGAACGATCATATCAACCATCTGCTCAACAAAGCTAAAACGCTGATTGATACCGAACTCCGAAGCTACGGGAGCAGGAGCCTCTTTGAAAGCCAACTTCTGACCTTCAAGTTGACGCTGAACGTAATACTTACCGGAAGAACGGCAAATGGCTTTACCGTTAACATAACCTACGTATTTCTCGCCATCAAATTTAATTTCTGTGTGCATAATGTGTTCCTTTAAACGATGACCAATTATAAGCTAGTTTCGGCGTTACGGCAACTTAAGCCGTAACCCTTGCTGAATACCAGCCTTCTTTCTCAATCTTGCGGTTAGCCCGGCGAATGGTGTTATAAGCTTTCTCAACGCCTGGGGTTGAGAGAGAGGCATGAATTGAACCGTTAGCCTGGAGGAAGGCTACAGCATCGTGCTTGGCTTTATAAGTCTTAAAGGCAATTGCAGGGATTAACATCTCGTAACCGCCTGCTGGTGTGAACTTTACTTTATCCATTTTCGTTTTCTCCTGTTGATGCCCTATTATAGCTCAATTTTACGTTTCGTCAACCGTTACGTAAAGAACCCTTACTTTTTAGTAAGGTATTAGGCTTCTACCTCAAAACTCTTACAGATAATCTCATTAATCAAATCTTCATTATAATCTTCTGCTTCTACATTATTAACCAGTAATACACATAATGTATCACCATTATCAAATTCTAAACTATATTCGTTATTATCTACATTGCAAGTAATAACATTACCATTAACTACCACATTACTAATATTAAACATCTTATCTCCTTTAAACATACGTAATTATAGGCTCTTTCGAGCCTATCGTCAAGGAGTTACGTTACTGGGAAGATGGGTATTGTGCAAAAGTAACTAGATCATTTGCCGTTTAAAATGCATATAAAATAGTTACTTTTTTATTGTCTTTCTGTGATTGAATAAAACCAATCATCCCCCGAAGTCCACTTACGGGTACCATCTACTGTGTATAAGGTCTGGGCGGCTTTAAAATCAGGAAATTTTGTTACTCCTGAAATTAAACTCTGATCATACCACAAACATCTATTGTTAGGTTGGCATGCAAACTGACCATTTTCCAATTTTATAAAGTTAAAACTCTTATGCTCTTCCGCAACCTCTGTAAAACCTGTATCAAGATCCATACCATCGGCACAGAAATCTACAGTAAACAAATAGTTACCATAATGCCATTCTTTGTCTTTTCCTAAAAATTTTACTCCTAAATTACGAAGACCTATTTTTTCAACAATAGTAAAACTATAACCCATACAGTCCCACAACTGTAATGTATCTATTGGCAAGGTTCCGCTGAAGTTCTCTTGCCATACATAGGCATGAATAGGTAGTTTATCATAAAGAGCACCATAATTGGGTAACAGGCTTTCGATACGAAATACCTGCCCCCTAAGGGCTTTAAGACTGATCCATATAGCAGGTTCTAATTCCCCATGACCTTTTTCAAAGTTATAAAGAAATTCTCGTTTAACAAAACATTTTATAGGCGGCAATGACCCTATGACATAACTCATTATTATCCTTAAAATTTACCTTATGCTAATAAAAAACCCAGTCGGTCTCCTGAAGGGCTATTATAGAACTCATCCTTCCATACGGGGATGATGGTTGTAGCGTTATGATTGGAGAAATCATCGTTATACCTAAAATGCACCTCTATGACCTTATTACCTATCACCTCTACATTGAACCAGGGATACCTGTCTGCTATATCTTGTAATATTTCAGGCAGATCAAATATCGTATCGACCTTGGTCCATCGACTGAATCTATCTAGTCGTAATGGATCGTTTCTGAACCCTTCGACAGCAAGTACCTGCTTACCCCAATGATAGTCGAAACTAAGATGTCTACCGGTAAATACCTCGCACCAAAAATAGCCATTTGGAATCGTATCTGAATCTAGGTATTGAATCCTGGCTCCCATCGACATCATCTTTAGATTCATAATGGGTCTTACCACATACTGGCCAGGATAGGGCGGTACGATACCAGCAGGGCCACATACGTATCCCAGTTTCTTCGAAAGAATTAATTTATCTACACACCAGAGATCTTGTAGGGCAATGCTATCAAAGACATCAGCATCTCCTACTAACGGAACCTTATTCTCCATCTAACCACTTGGCTACATCTGCCTCGCCAAAGAGAACGAGTTCTTCCATCTCATAGACGAGATAGCAATTATTACAGACCGTTCTATAGTCAACCGCTCTGTTGTTTTCCCTGGTATATGCCTTGGTAGAAATCGTCCATCCATCCTCATTATCCTTGGCCTTATGACCACAAGTGAATATAACTGTCATTGATTAACCTCTATATTTAAATTGTAGATAGGAGTATTATCCAATTGCGATAGCCACAAGGCAACCCTATCTAAGACGTCTTCCTTATCGTTTGTTTCGTAAACGAAGTCAGAATGAAACTCATCTGTTACAGTTAACTTAAATAGAGGAATCATTAGAACTGCTCTCCATTCTCGTAAGAACGTAGTCTGCAACTGCAATCGCAAAAGGTCTTAGATCTTCCACCTTCACCCACTTACCTGAAACGTCAGTAGGAACTTTTTCAATAAGAACGTCTAAAATAGGTCTTTGTGCTTCCATAATCTCCCTCTTTCGCCACATATTATTGTTCCATTGGATCGCCAAGTTCGTATTCGGTAATCTCTACCATTTCCCAGTCCAAGCTTTCGCGGTTAAATTGATCTAAGAGCTGAACAGCTAACTCTTTATTGCGGGCAATGTATCCGTTTTCATCACCAATTTTTCTAATTCGCCACATATTTATTCTTTCTCTTGCATGAAAAACTCATCCAAGTGACCCTGAACTCGCTCGTCATCTGAAGAGTAGAATACATAGTCTCCAAGCACCGTCACGTGCTCTTCATCCACATACTCAAAGCCGCCATAGTAATCCAGGGTACGACGATTATTTTTTCGAATAGCAATATTGTCTTCGTTAATAAAGACATCATAAGCCGCTCTTGAATCTAACCCGATCTCAGTAGGTTTTACTAATCGAAACTCATCATCGATCAATTGCTCAACCATCTCGTTCATGAGATTCTTAATAGTATACAGATCAGCCATTATACGTTCTCCAAGTTAACCAACATCATTTCGTTGTAGGTCTTACGAATAGCAGGGTACATGACCTTACCATCGTACTCCAATTGTGACTGCTCGTAATCAGTCATGAAGTCATCCTCGACCTTCTCGTAGCCAATAATACTGCTACGATAGTAATCGCTAGACTCATCGATGATGAAGCGGAGTTCATCTACGATCATACGGAGTTTCTTATCGGCAAACTCTTCGTTCCAGCGAAAGCCTTCGACGTCGACGATATAGTCGGTACCGCCCTTGGCTTTCCAATACTGGGGAACCTCCCCCTCGCCATCCCAATCATGGGCGCCGTAGTTCTCTTGATCCTGGGTAAAAATATACAATTTCATACAAACTCACATTCTTGGTTGTTGAACAATTCCCACTCTTGACCGCATTTGTAATTATAGTTATATTCTTCAGCCATTGCAATACATTCTTCTTCTACGTCAGAGTAAAATACTACTTTACCCAAGCGTACTCCATTAACAGGAGCAGACCATTCAGTCACATCGTAACGCATACGCTTATCATCGTAATCATATGTGTACTTGGCGTTATAATAATCTTGCATTTCGTTATCTCCTTTAGATGTATCTATTATAAACCAAAAAAAGGAAACCCGCAACTGTTACGTTACGGGTTACGAAAGTAACTATAACTAGTTACTATTCTATAAATTCAGATTTAAATGAAACATCAGTATTTTCATATAAGGCTTGAATATCTGTAAAAATACTAGATGAAGAGTCGTTTAAATAATTAAGTAACTGGGTATTATCTTCAGAGTTATTACTTACCTTTAAATAAACATTTTTTAAATCATCAGACCATGTTAAAGTATATTCCGAGCTTGGAAAAATATTACTTATAATTTCTTTGATTCTAAAACTTTGCTCATGAAGAGGAGTAAAGTTTTTTAAGCATAAAAGGTCTGAATCGAATCCAAAGGATGGACGGTTTATTGTTATAAGTAAAGAGGCCATAGGAGGTATCCTTTAAAAAATATTTTTATATATTTATAGTCTAACAATATTCATAGTTAACGGATTCTTGATTCTCCCTGTAGGTAATTGCACCGTTTTTATGATGAAAGTTCTTTGCCATCTCTGTCTTAGGGGAAAGAGTGACAAATCGTTTGATTTCTGGTTTAGTTTCTTTGATATGTTTTACTGCATCAAAGATTAGGTTTCTTCCTGCCCCAGGTACATAACTCCAGATGGTATAAAATACCGCTGTGTCTGCTTGCCCGTCAATGAATAATTCACTTTCGGAGGAAGGAATAGATGGTTGATACGATACACATGTGATAGCTTTTGCTTTGTTTTCATCATCTTTAAGGACAAAAATGTCCTTGCTATCGCCAAATCTCTGTATATGTGGTATGTGGGGGCGTACGGGGTCTTGATTTAACAAACTAAAAAAGCTATCAGTCAGGCTTCTGATCTGATATAACATTTTTGTTTCTTTCTTCTATTAATTTAAATGCTTCGTCTTCTATAACTGCGTCGTCTATTTCCTTAGGAGACTTAGAAAAAATAGCGTCCCAGTTACTACTGTATTTATCAAAGTCAACGCCGAGAGGACGGGACTTAGAGCCTTTACCTCCATCAGACATTTGGCTTCCTCTTTGCTATGGTACTATGTGCATACTCTTCTCCGAACGACATTACATCGTAATCAGCCAGAATGAGACCTTTGCGTTCTAGGGAAGCAACAGCGGCAAGGGTAATGAAAGAATTTAAATGCTTATAAACATCTTCAATACATTCAGTCTCTACCCCTTCCGCCTTAGCTAACATTTCTGCCAGGAGAAGAATATCGCTGAGCCTCTCATCCTCTTCATCCTCTGATGCTTCTAGTATTAACTGAAGATCTTCTGCTCTCGCCTTTTGAAGAAACGTCCCTATAGACATATAGGGGTTCTTCATTAGATCGGCGGCAAGCAACCTCACCATGGGAAGTATACTATTATTAGTTAGTATTTTCTCAAAGTCTATTTCCATAGGAAAATTAAAGTCAAAATCCTCATCCATCGATTACCTCATTAAGACGTTTAATCGTAGCATTTATATCCCCTAGGTGATAGATAGCAATGCCTCCAGCGGCATTCCATTCCTCAATGTTAGAAGGACGATCATCAACTAGAATATCACCCGGAGAACACCATTTTTGTTTATCATGGCTGAAAGGACCTATATCCATTCTCATACCTGGAAAATACTTATCAACCCAGGCTTGCTTGTCATCTCGAGCCGATGGCATAGTGGTACGACGAGGCACGGCAGTAAGAAACTGCACATTGAACCTTGTAGATAAGCTCTTTACATATGCAACAAGTTTCGTTGCATCAGGCATAAGAGGAAGTTGATAGTATAAACGATCGACAGAGGCAAGCTTGCACCACTCTTCGTTCGTAAGATCATGCTTAGAATCATTCCACCCAACAGGGCGGCCTAGAAGGGAAGAGACAAACGTATCAAAGTCTGCAACCACCCCATCCATATCTAGATATATTGTTCTCATTTAGTTCTTTCCTTCACCTTCTTCAAGTAGATAGAGGCGTTACCTTTAGATATATCGCCCAGCTTCAACTGAAAGAGAGTAATAAATTGTGCATCGGTTAGACCTTGATTGTTCGTAAACAATTCAATAGCTTGATCGATTTTAGATGAACCTAAAGAGGCAGGCTTTGCAACACTTTTCTTAGGACTAGGTTTAGTTTTAGGGTCGACTTTTACTACGGGAGCAGTCATAACAAATTTAGCAGGAACTTCAGGGGTAGATTTCGAAATCAATTCCTTATATTCTGCTTCGGTAACTTCAACATCATTGAAAAAATAACGCATCATATCTCCTTACAATGCGTTATTATAACCTAATTTATCAGTTACGGCAACCGTTACGTTATTAGAAGTTATGAAAAACTTTAACTATATTTGGCTTATTAATAAAACCAGCTTTCACCTCATCGTTTAAGATGGGTTTTTCAGTGATTGATGATTCTTTAAGATTATCGGCTAACTCAATTTGATTTACAAAGTAAGATGGGTCGATTAAGTCTTGATCAACATCTCTTATTGCATGAATACAGGCTGCAACCGTGTTATCTTGTAGTGCAGTTATTCTATGCTTGGTATCTTTAGCAATAAAAATAAACGAGGGGGCTTCATGGGTACTAGAAGCGATAACTCTATCTTTTTTATCAAACATCTCTACAAGCACCTTACCCGTAGATAATAAAGTACCGTGATCAAATATATGACAGTGACCGTTTTCTACATCACCTGCTTTGACAAAATTCATTAATCTACAATAGACATTACTTACAGCTAGTATTTTAATAATAGGGTTATTCATATATTTTCCTTAGTTAGTCAATCCATAATTGAGTTTGTTTAAAAGATTTTTCCTGCTGTAATATTATAGCAGCTAAAAAAAAGCTCAAGGTTACTATTCCTAAGCTTTTGTATAATAAATATGTGTATGAGAAAACTCAATACCTTTTTTAGTCTTGCTCCAGCACCCACATTCTTGATAGGAGCAATAGTCAGCTATGTATACTCTCACCACAACATCTGTGGTGCATTCACTTTAGAAATGCCTATTATGTGGTTGATTATGGCGGCGGCACATATCAGCCCTTGGCTTATGAGGTGGCAACAGCGAAAGTTTCAAAGATTCCAAACCCGACCTGATAAACAGCAGTGATAGTGTCCATCTAGCACTGCTAGTATATCTTTATATAAATCCCATAATCTACCCGGATATTGCTCATAGTAGCCTGAGTCAATATAACCTATATCATAACCTTTTACTGTACCATACGGACCGCGTATATACATGTTTGTAATAAGACCGTGATCTGATTCACCCAGTAGTTCTTGAGCAAAGTGTAGTTGGGAGTCAATATGTTGCCAATCCATATGGATGAAGATGTATAGTAAGCAAGGCCTCGCTCTTTCTTTTGGAAAGAGCCAACTACTAATCAGTCACCCGTATATTCACCAGGTTTCTTACTGGCGTAATAGTCACCAGGTCCCCCATCCTTCTTAGCAGGACCTTTAGGTACTTTATCTTTGTGAGCACGAATTTCAGCCTTAATAGCGTTATTTCGTTCTTGAGCTTTATTAATTGCTTCTTGAGGAGCTTTAGCGCTAATTAATTTAGAAGTTTCAGTATGTGCCGCCATATGCTTACCCATCAATTTATCTAGTTCTTTCTTATGAGCAACAGGATCGAAGGGGGCATCTTCTTTCAAAGCACCTGCATGGTGCTTAGACAATTCGAATGTAAATTTACCATCCTGTACTTTTTTATTAGTATGAATGGCTTGATGCTTTACATTTGTACCATGAATAGCATTGGCAACAGAGAGATTAGCATGAGTATGAATATTACCTTCTTCATCCCTTGTAACAACTAAAGGATCTTCATGGGTAGTTTTGATTTCTTCGTGAACTGACTTAATACCGTCCCATATAGCGGCAAAGTTAATACCTTCTGAAACTGCAGGAATCTTATTACGTTGCTTATCCAAAGGATCAGAACGAAGCATAGGACCGCCTTTGCCGTCTTGATCGGCATCACCTCGTTTAAGCTTACCATCTTTAGTAAAGTGAAAGCCTTTAGGGGCACCTTTAGTTTCTACCATATTTTCCTCGTTATATTTCTTTTTAAGGTGATCCGTTACCTTACGATCATATTCCCCGGCAGGCTTCTTGGAAGCAGGTTTAGCGTGCTCAGAAGTATCAAAGTGATGATAGGGTAATGAAGTAAGAGTACTTCCTGACTTAGGACGAGTCAAATGAACTGTATCGCCTTCACGGTGAGCATGAACTGTAGAATTAGTCTCGTCTTTAAATGTCGTCTTCATACCAGGTCTTAGCTTTTTAATAGCAGACTGGTGTTCAGGGTGGAGAGGATAAGAGGTATCCGAGCCATGATGAACAGTCATCATAGTTCCCCATGAATGTTTTTCTTTCTTGACAGAGACTGCTTCTTGAAGATCTTCCTTAACTACTTTAGTTTTCTTAGGTTTGATCTCTACGAAAGACAAAGGATCTTCAGGAGCATCGTCAACTTGCGATACACCAGGTTCTACGTAGTTGCCTTCTCTAATAGATTTAAATAACTTCATTGTTTCTCCGAGGATTATTTACTATTATTTATGATTATTCAAAATTCATTACAAATGAAAATCTAAAATTTGTAGTAGTTACAGGAATAGTGTTGCTTTTATGAGGAATAGATGAATCAAACAAAACAATCCGGCCAGGTTTAAATAAAGACGTATAAAGTACTTCATCTATTAAGTCGTTAACAAATAAAGTTTCCCCCCCATCATTAATAGACCACTCAAGATTGGCATAATAAAGAAGTGTAAGACCTCCAGGATCACTATGAAAATAATGTCTGGTTAAAAAATTAGAACTAAAAACATAACTTCGAGTAATTACTTTATTTTTAATATATTTTCTAAGTATATTAATAAGATAAGGAGAAAAAAATTTTGAATTTTTTAAATCTTCTTGAGAATAATTGCTTTGAATGTATTCTCTAAGGTTTGCATTAAGCTCCGGATTTGCTGTTCCGTTAAATCTAAACGGCCCTGAAGTAAAAAAAGAATAAAAATTAAGTCTTTCACTATAACTAAATACATCATCAAAAACTATAAGTTGTTTGCCATTAAGGGTTAATTCTTTTATAATCATTGTTATACTTTTTAATTTTCGTAATCATCAGTTTTAATTACAATATGACCGATACGAATTTCACCATCCCATTCACGGCGATTTTCATAACGATCTCCTCCTGAAACGGTAAAGTCGCTATCAAATTGAATAATCTGACCGCCTCGGGTAGAATTACCATCAGCATTCAAGTCAATATCATTTAATGCAATACAGCCAATCAAGCCAGCATCTACACCGTATTCTTCTCCGTTTTGATCTCGATAGCTTCCATCACCCCATTTGGTATTAAACGATGCAAACCTACGGCCATCCTTCAACTCAAACATACCTTGGTTACATCCATGGTCGTCTCGTCCTTTAAAGAACAAACCACATACCTCATCCCACTCATCATGCATTACATAGCACAAATCACCTACATAGTACTTGCCAGCTGGAAACATAATTGACTCCTAAATATTGATAAGACAATTATATACTACTTAATGATTCACTTCTACTGTTACGACGTAACAAAGACAATTCTAATTTCCGACCAGCCTGTTGACAAGGTGAGAATTAAGTATGGCCATCGTTACGAGTTACTTAACTCAATTAAAGATAATTCTGCTGTAGACGTAATAAGGACCAGACTGTTACGTAGTTACAGTAAGTATGAGTTTATTGAATGGTATCAATATGTTCGTAAGCCAATGTCAGAAGAGACTAGACGAAAGATGTCTGAGGCAAAGATGGGTAAGCCTAGAGACGAGGCCACAAGACAGAAGATATCAGCTGGCTTAAAAGGTAGATCCAACTTTCAGGGTAAGAAGCATAGCGCAGGTACCAAAGATGTAATGGCTGAGAAGAAGTTAGGAAACCAGCATACCAAAGACTCTTATTGGGCATACGATCCTAAGACAGATAAAGAGACAAGAGTTAGAGATAGAAACAACCTGCCCCCTGGATATACATTAGGAAGAGACTATGACTCTATTGAGGTTGGACTTTATCATATAGATGAACACAGAAAATTAAGAGCGCGTAATAGCTAAAATCTTTTCTATTTGTTTTTCTATAATAGGTGCACGCCCTGGCCATTTAATCGTATCCTTCTCAGGATTTTTCATTAAATTCACTAAAAGCGGCAGAATTAATTTTTCAACAGCTCCTAACTTATCTTTAACATCTTTTTCTATTAACGCTTTATACTCATCAGTATCTAAAGGTGTTGATACATTTTCTAATCGTTCTAATATATTTAAAACCTCTCCTAAATTAATCTCAACATTACGAATTCTTTCAATAATAGGTTCTGAGATTTCCTGAGAGGAGACAGCTGGAGACTGTACTACAGGGGGAAGACCTTCATCGTCAGTGGTTGAAAAACCAAAGTCGAATGATGAGTCTAGATATTCTTTAGGTATTGCCATTTGTTTGTTCTTCCATTGCTCTCTTAATTTCAAAAAGCTTTTTCTGTGTATACTTCTTGACTAGTTTTTGTTTATAATTATTAAGACGCTTGGATGCCAGATCCCATTTCAATTTAGATACCTTATCTTTAATAGTGGTACCCTGGAGATTATCAAAGGCATGTTGAAATATTCTAGCTGTTAGACCCTGAAACTCCTTCTGCTGTAACTCACCGTTCTTATTATAGTATTCTACCGTAACAGCAATTGGTCTTTTTACTATAACAAGGATACCTGGGAACGTTAAACTTCCCTCGTTCATTAATGCTTCTTCTTTCGAATAAGATATAATGGTAGGATTAAATACTTCTAAATTAACGTTATCTACCCCCATTACAAACATACTCATATCAAGGCCTACCTGAGGGGCAGATAAAGCGGCTCCTCCCATCTCTGTCATCCTATCCAACATGATGTTAGTAAGCATCGGGGCATCTACATCATTAAAGTTAAACTTAGAAGCAATCCATAAAGGAAGTTCGTTAGCGGGGACAAGTTTTAGTTCGCTTTTTTTTATCATTTTATTCTTTAATATGCAAACATTGACATTGTAAAGCGTCCTGAGCACTCTATTGAAGAGTCAATCATTGTTATTTCTGAAACTTCATGAACATTGTGGCTAAGAAATACAACGCTCATATTATTTTGAACCGGTATAGTTATATTATATTCTGAAAATTTAAAATCTCCTCCTGTAAAGTTTTTTGGTTCTTTAAAAAACCATGCGCATATGCTTAAATAAGCTCTGTCTGTATGAGCCTTATAATAATCTGCAGTTTCATAGTATGATATTAATGTAAAGTATTTTTTTGGTAAATAAATTGACGAGTAATCTGGGTGGAATTGAAAATACAAATCCTTCATATCCTTAGTAAGAAATTTACGATTTAATCTTAAAATATCAGAAAAGTCTCTGTTTTTATATACATGATCAAGAAAGACCCCTTTATTTTGTTTTAAAAAAAACTCTTTTTCAGAATCGATACCTACAGCTCCTCCAGTCTCGTTTGGATAGAGTAATTTTGGATGAATAAATTCAAGTTCGCGATTTATAATTTTTAGTTCATCAGGAGTAAATACTTCATTTATAACCATATATGGTATTGGTTCTTTTACATAAGTAATAATCATTTTGCAATCCTGCTAAAGTTCTGATGCTTCTCAAATTTAATTACTGATCTAAACTTATCAAATAAAGCGTCTTTATGACTGATAATAAAGATATTATTATCTTCGCCTATAGTATTTAGGATAGTCATAACAAAGTCTGTTCCATTGATATCTAACGAGCCATCGAACACTTCATCCAACATCAATAGATTGGTAGAGGCAGAGTTCTTCATTCTAGCAATTGTACGCCAGGTAAACAATAAAGCCAAATCAATCTTAGCCTTCTCACCTTCAGAGAACGATGCATAACTAAACTCATCTCTATGTCTAGACTTTATCTTCTCGTTAAATGCCTCATCTATCTCAAACGAGATAAAGAAGTCCATCGCCTGGAGATACTTATTGACTAGTTTATTAATGACTGGGAGGTACTGTTTAATAATCTTTGTCTTGATCCCTGTATCCTTAAGGAGTACAGAGGCAATCTCAAGATAGTGCCTCTCTTCAACCAATGCGCTCTTTGCTTCCGAATGAACGACCACTTCCTTAGCAATTGCTTTGAGTTTGGATTGCTCTTCAGCAAGCTTAGATACGTCTGCCCCTGCTGTCGGGATGTCTTGATTAAGCTTCTGGATATAGTTTTGACTGGCAATGATTCTGGTATTGAGGCTAATAATGTTGCTCTTATGTTGAGCGATTTTCTCTTCGACCAGAGTAATCTCATCAAGTCGTGTCTCAATAGCGTCAAGTTGTTCGGTAAGGGTTTGAACAGCGGTTTCAATTTCACCAATTTTATGAGTGTGAGCCGCCTTTGCATTCTCTTTGACTTCAGCCTCAAGAGCTTGGTTACATGTCGGACATACATCATGTTCGTCATAAAACGATACATGTTTCTCCTGTGTCTTAATTCGCTCGGATAGTTTTCTAAGCAGCGCATCCAGTTCCGTACGTTTAGTACGCTTCTCGGTGTTGTCCACAATACTGGATTGAAGTAGACTTGCCCCGTTGTTTTCCTCTTCGACACTACGTTGAAGTTGTGCAATCTCTGCATTCGATTCAGATATTCGCTTTTGTACATCTTCTACCTTCTTCTGCTTATCTTCTTCCAGCGTCTTGATATAGTCTTGTTGAATCTTTACCTTAGACTTACCCAGGTCAATCTTATTTTCGAGATCAGTTATCTTAACTTTAATATCGCTTGCTTTATCCTTCAGTACTGTATTCATAACAGTAAAGATCTTAATATCTAATAGATCCTCAATCACCTCTCGCCTATGCGCGGCAGGTAATTGCATGAATGGAGTGAAGGAGGCAGAGCCCAGAATAACAATCTGAGTAAACGACTTATAGTTTAGCTTCAGTACCTGATCTTCTAAGTACTTCTGATAGTCTCTTGCAGCGGCATCCTGATTCAATAACTCACCATTAAGGTATATCTCGAATACAGTCGGCTTACCGCCACGGCATATCTTATACTCTTTACTACCAATAGTAAACTCTACCTCTACCAACATATTCTTACCGTTGATAGAGTTAACCAACTGAGGCTTATTAATATTACGGAATGGCTTGTTGAATAGGGCAAAGCATAAGGCGTCTAGAATAGTAGACTTACCTGCACCATTTTCACCTATAATTAATGTAGTAGGTGACTTATCAAATTTAACTTCTGTAAATTGTGCGCCAGTTGATAAAAAGTTTTGCCATCTTATAACTTTAAATTTAATCATACTTCTTCATAGTTTTGCGCTTCAACATATAACGTCTTCATTTAGGTCTTGATGCGTGTCTTATCAGCCTCAGTATCTAAGCTATCAACATATTGTGATAGTAAGGTAACAGTATCTTCTAGATCTACTTCTTGATCACCCATTGCATCTGCTTCAAACTCAGATAGATCTTCAATAATTTTTAACTCTAAGGGGTTAACCTTATACAATCTCTCAATAAACTGATCGTACTTATAGTAATCTTTTTTATTAACAACTATTAACTTAATGTGCTGGTTGGCATACTGACTTACATCAACAGTAGAAGGATCTACTTTCTCGTCGTCGTAGTAGACTTTAGAAAAGATCGAAAACGGGTTCTGAATAAAATCCAACGATCTCTCACTGGTGTCGAATATATGAAAGCCACGAGGGTCTTCGAAATCCGCCCAGGTAAGCTCATAAGGATTTCCAAGATAGTTAATGTTCCCATTACTACTACGGTGGTGAAAGTGGCCAGAACAAACCAGATCGAACTTCTCAAATATCTTAGGATCAAATCCTTCATCGTTCTCGTGACCTTTATACATCTGAAAGCCAGCAATCTCAAAGTGCCCGAACAGTACCTGGGCATCGGTAGTCTTGATAGCTTCCATGCTTTGATTATAATTATCTGTACATATCCATGGCATCATGAATATCTTAGACCCATCATCGAATACTATCTCTGAAGGGGTATCAATAACATTGAACTCATAGTCTTTAAGCAATAGACGAGGGGAGTTAACGTCATTGGTATTCTTAAAGAAGGTATCGTGATTACCTACAATCATATGTAGTTCGATATCCCTTTTTTTAATTTCGTCAAAAAAGTAACTACGACAAGAAGACAAGGTATTAAAATTGATATACTTACGGCGATCGAAACAATCACCAAGGTGTACAATATGTCGTATACCCCTTTTATCAATCTCAGGGAAGAAGACTTCCTCATAAAATTTCCTAAAGAAATTATCAAAGGGGATACTATCCGAGCGGGCACCGAAATGGGTATCGGTTACAAGCGCTATTTTAGTCATTAAACTCGTTATCTTCCTTGTGTCCAACACGCATGGCCATATTGCTATCAGTCTCACGTACCTCTACCTTATAGCACCAGATACGATTTTGCTCTCCATAGCTTGGTAAAAAGATAGTATTTATATATTCATACAAAAAGTCTGCCAGACCTTCACACCCAGTCTTTTCTACTTCTGTAATCTTAGCAATACCCTGCTTACCAAGTTCAAGTAGATATTCACGCTTAGGGTCGTCTTGTGCTACTAGCAAAGTATGATCAAACCATTCTTCTAGTTTATCTTTTAATGGGCGCAGACCACCAAAGTCCATTACCCAATTGCGTGCATCCAATGTATCAGATTCGAACTCAAAGTGAAATGATAAAGCATAACCATGGACTAAGTTACAGTGACTATCAGCTCTCCACTGACGGTACGCAACAGGTCCAATCTGCTTATACGTTTTAGTTGAAATATATTTTTTTGCCATTTTTTTCCTATGTTAATTAGCATAGGCAGCAGAATTTATAGAGCGGGATGACGCCGGAGACCGCTTATTTTTACTCAAGTAGATTATCTTTTATTTCTTTAAGCATACGCTTCTTTATCTTACTCTGATTAAAGATTAAATATATCTCTTCAAAATATGTCTTAATAGGAAATTTTTTTGTTTCTCTTACTGACACACAAGTTTCATACATATTTCTTAATGCAAGGGTGTAGTAAAATTTTTTAAATACTATTTTTTTATCTGTAAAAAACTCTATGTAATATAAGATATCATTTAACTTAATGTTTACTGTTCCTGGCTCTTTAATATACAGAGCAACATCTAATAGTCTTACCCATTGACCGATGTCAAAGGATCCTTCAATAATACCTGTTTTTTTCGTAAAGTCATTATTTGTATAATTGGCATTCTTTTGTTTTATAAGTAAAGATGGTTCCTCTGTAAAAAGAAAATATTTACATAAATTAAAAGACATAAGTCCTGTATTAGCATCCCTTGCAACGATACATTTATCTGAAAACTCTTTATCATGATCAGGCGTATATATGTTATGACCGTCCCATTTAATTTTTACTTCAGCTGGTGATGTAATTGTAAATGTATTATTTAAACTATTAAGTACAGCAGGACATTTTAGAAAATTATTTTTATCATTATCAGGGTGTACAAGTTTATGCCCCAATTGCCTTAACTCCTTAATTGCAGGTTCAGGTTCTTTGTGGGTCAAGTTAAATTTTGATTGTACAAAGCCTGGCGCCCAATATACAATAATTTCTTCTTTATCTCTCATACGTATTTTTTATCATGTTCTTTACCAATACCATAACTACCATCGTACATCTTTAATGCCTCAGCATCAAAGGACAAATACTGCCCTACCCTCGTACCTTGCTTAATGCGCGCGACACCAGTCGTAACATGAAGTACCCCGGCCATGACACCGTGATAGCCAGAATCATAAAGACCTGAAGTAATAAAACAACCATTGCGGTTAAGAGTGCTACGAGTAATGACCCAACCAGCTTCCCCCTCGCCCACATGGATGACGTTTTCCATAACGATCTCATAACTCCCCGGGTATAGCGTAAAATAACCTTCTCCGTCTGGATTGAGTTCCGTAGAACCTCTATGCTTTTTGTGATCATTGCTTACCTCAAACACTTCGTTATTAATTTGAAATACCTTACCTAAACGTAGATCTACAGCATTAGGTTGAATATCTCCATCAACAACATTGGTAAGCTTAGTCCTACTACTTTCCCCCATCACGTGCTTCATACTAAAGGGTTCTGAATATAATTTATATGTAACTGTCATGCATTCTCCGGGATGTAATATGGATTCTCCATTGTCTGAAAATAAGCAATAGGAGATATTTGTTTGTACTTAAGATTAATTTTAAATACTCTATTAGGTGGTAACGACTCAGTAAACTCAACCTTGGTGGATGAGAAGTTTAAATCTTTATCGTAGAACATTGGTGATATTTCATTCCTGAATACAAACAACTCACCACTATTATACATGATACAGGCAAAAGTGCCATCGACTCTGGATAATGCACTCCAGCCGTAGTTAAGAACTTGTTCTAGTAACCATTGAGTATCCCAGGTACCTTCTGATAAGTTCTTTTGCTTGATAATACCATTATGCCATAGCATACAGTCCCCGTATACTGCTGGGTGAATATTATTGGCATTGGTAGTTGGTGCCTGGCTATGAGCAATATAATACTTGTTATCTCCTTGAGCAAGACCCGTGATAAGACCTTCAGGTATCCTATCTCTATCTTGCATCATTGTATCTAATCGTACCTTATGCTCATCAAACGAAAACGCGGAAAGGGAGTAACTTAACTCCCCCCTATAAGCATTCAATCGATATAAATCGGTCAGTTTATTCTGACTAAATGAACCAGTTATTGCGCACATGTTACACCTTCATTTTTCCGATTAGGTCTTGCCAAGGGATTACTTTAGAATACTCTACAGGATCATTATAACCTATTTTAGCAAAATTGGCAATACGTTCCGAGCAACTAGGACACTCACCACATGAACGATGTTGTGCATCAGGGTTGTAACACGTCATAGTAAATGCCGTAAGCATAAAGTTACCATCTAGTTCTTGCAAGATCTGTAACTCATCGTACTTAGACAGTTGACTGAAAGGTGCAGTTAATTTAATCTTAATGATACGGTTTTCAGATAGCAGATCATTTACTTTATCTACCCAGCGTTGAGTAGTATCGTGGTAGCCATACTCATCATGAACCTGTAGCCCACAAACAACAGTATCAACGTTCTGGGTCTCTGCAAAGGCGGCCGCAATAGACATCAAGATCATATTACGGTTAGGTACATAAGTCTTAGGACGAGGATCACCTAAAACGTCTTTAATGGTAGGCATAGCCATATCGGTATCAACATTAGCAGAAAAGCCTTTACTGATATCACCTAGGAAAGATGCATCAACTACTCTATGCTTAACACCTAGTAGGTTAGTAGACATTCTAGCCATCTCAATCTCACGCTTCTGCTTCTGACCGTAGTAGAAGGTTAGAGCCGATACGTTTTCTTTGCCATACTTCTGTACAGCCAATCTCATAGCAATGGTACTATCCATACCGCCAGATAGAATAACTACACAGCCGTCTACATCAGGCAATAATGCTAGCGCTTCACTTGAAGTCATCATGTTTCTCTTTCAATTCTTTTTGAATACGGTGAATATAAACTACTGCATCCATCAGCTCTTCTTTCAGATGCTGAATCCATTGCATTAGATCTAGATCGGTACGCTCGGTAGTCACCCCGTACTTATCAAAGCCGTGACAGGCTCTTAACTCAAATTCATTACAAATTTCATTTACGTTGGGATCAGGTCCAGTTATTTTCATTGTCTTGCTGTCTTTTCACAGAAGTTATAAGCATCAATAATAGGTGCTTGGTTTAAGAGATAGTAATTAGATGCGCGAGTAGGATTGATATCAATACCACCTCTACGAGTATACAAGCATGTGACCAATAACTCTTCAGGGTCTAACAAGTCATATAAGCGCTTGTAAATGCATTCGGCAATCTCTTCATGGAAATGATTCTCTTTGCGCATTGATACAATGTACTGCAGTAATGATTCAGGGGTAACAGCCTTCTCGCCTTTAATATGAATATAAACATCACCCCAGTCTGGCTGGTTAGTTACTCGGCAATTTGAACGCAACGAATGTGAACGCCATCTTTCATAACGACCAATAGAAGGGACAACTTCAAGAATATCAGATGATTCATTATATTGATCAAATGACATCTTAGCAACATTACAGTATTCTTCAAGCGCCATAAAGTCACCTTTCAAAGGCTTGAGAGTATCTACATCACCAACTGCAATATAAACACCAACGTCTCCGCCTACAGCCTTGGAGAGATCTTTTTCAATTTGTTCTTCAATATAATGAAGATCTTCTTTACCTTCAATTAAGCGAGCCATATTATAAGAGTTCAAATATAACTTAACCGATTTAGACTCAACAATATTAGGAGTACTGGATGAGTAAGTAAACTTTAACCAACCGGAGATAGGAAAGCCATTCTTCTGTAAGGTAGAGAACTCATAAGCATTCCAGGCATCCATACCTACAAAAGGTAATTCTTCTTCTTGAATATCGTATGCTGTACGATTCAAATAACGAGGTACAGAAACCAAGAGACTTGGATCAACTTCATCTGGCGTTACATAGGGGTTAACAGCTGACCCATCACCTGCCTTACCTAAATGGACCCCAATCAGCTTATTCAGTTCGTCTTGATTACTCATTATCTTCCTTCTAAATGATCTAAAATTGTATTAACTCTATTACGCACAGAGCCTTTAACTCTAAGCATACTTAAATTTTCTTTTTCAATAACATATTCAAATAATTCTGCAATCTCATCTCTAAATTGCTTATTGATACTGCGTACACCATCATCCACAATCTCAAACTCAGGCTCAATATAGAAGACATAATCATACGAATGCCATACTTTATTAAATACTTCTCTAACATATTTCAAAGTATTTGCACTAATTTGATTTTTATTATACAAGTACGCACTATAAACTAAACCGTCTAGTGCAGTACGATCTGTTAACATATTACCGTACATGAACACATTAACAATATGCTCATTCATAATAAGACGTTGAGTTATATCGGTACCTTCTTCATTAATAGGTAAGCCATAACTCTTTACGCGACGAGTTACCTCATCACATACAACATAGTCTTTAAATAGTTTTTCCGAGCGCAACGCATTCAATAAAGTAGTCTTACCTACCGACTGCGCACCCGTTATACCAATCTTCATAATCCCTTTTCCCTTAAGAAGAAATTCCATGCCGATAACGAAGTCATCTTAAGTGAAGCATATAGATCTTCTCTAGTATAATTTCTATTACGTACATAGACAGATTTCAGTACATCACCACCATCTAGTTCAGCTGTGCATTTATGTACAACACTGCCTATTATATTATACTTGTCGTTATCTTGCCATACTTTTTCTTGCGGATCTTTTCCTTTTAACTCAGGGAAGAGAGTAATTGCTCCAGGATGGCCGTTATATACTTCGTATTTTTCACATATATCAGCTGGTAGAATGCGAAGGTAACCATGAAGACTAATAAGGGTCTGAGGAACATTATATACCACCTGATTTCTAAAGTAGTTCATTATCATATCATGCTTAGCAGACATAATAGTAACACCCAGCTCACGAATGCCTGGGTGAAATTTAATTTTATCTTCGAAGTTATTAGTTACCAATAAGTCTGGCTTACGCTTGATAGACTTAGATAACTCTACAATCTCAGAGCCTGTCTGACTAAAGAATGCAACCCACAACATTACCTGTATCCGTGAACAAAAGAACGGAAGTACAAAATGTTATGCTTGATGGTATGCATAGTGGCTACCGAGGGCTCAGGAGTGTTAAGTAGCTCAATGAGCTTGATGGATTTCTTAGCATCCAGACCACCAGGCTCGTAACCAAGGCCCAGCAAAGCGTGAACAATAGGGTTGGAAGTATCCAATGACTCCAACCATTCGAAACCTTGACGATAGAACATAAATTCAATCGGTAACGCGCACCCAAGGAGGTGATGCGGCTTTTTAGTATTGATAACATCATCTTGTAATAATCTAGTTAAAGTTTGTACCCTACCTAATGCATAACCCACCCACTTGTTAGGATGAGGACAAACCTCGAGGTAGTACGAGTAGTCAAAGGAAATTGCAATCTTATCTACACCAATTACATTATCAAGATAATCATAGCATTGAACTATGTCTTCATAACTCTTACCCTGAACAACACCAATTTTCTTACCAGGTATATCGGAATACTTTTCTTTCCAATCTAAAGCATTATCCATTGTACCGAGTGTATCTTCGAGTACATCAGGAATAATATATTCAGTAGGTTGTAGTTCTTTAATCCAATGGGCATACCGATCAGAATCAAATGCCGTACCTAATTCAAAGATAGAATTATCTAGCAAGACGGTTCGACCCTGAGCTAGAGAATCTTTAAAGAATTGGTAATAGGTTGGTTCGGTTTCGAACAAGTGGACAAGAGCGTAATCGTAATCGTTATAACTACGAGACCGATCAAGAAGGCAAAGCGGGGATTCATGACTAATTTTCATTGTAGTTTCTCAATAATATTCGATGTTACAGGGACCCAAATTACAGTATCATCGTACTTAGTTTTCTTTGCTCGATGTTTATTTTCATTAACATAAGCTATCATATCTGTTATATTATAACGGTAAATAGATTTTGTATCCACATCTACCCCGTAAATTTGTTCCGCCATTGTAGTATATAACCACCCTGCGCGATTTTTTCTTTTATTAACCAACTCCACACAAAGGGTACCCTTATAGTAGTTAGATTTAACATCAACAGCAACCCCGTTAATAATACAATCAATCTTTAATACTACTTGACTGTTAATATCGTTCTTATCTTCAAATAAAATATTATTAGTCTTGCAATATTCTTCTACAATTGCTTCACCAAGGTCGCCCTTGGCACCATTAGCACCATAGCGACCTTCGGAGTTTGCATACCATGTCATATATTACTTCTTAATAAGAGACATGAACTCAGCGCGGCAATCGGGCTCACTCTTAAAGCAACCACCAAGCTTGGCTGTAAGCGTAGAGGAGGAATGATCTTCAACACCTCGACTCTTAACACAGTAATGGGTACCTTCAATGACCACAGCAACATCTTCAGTACCAAGAATGAAGACCAATGCATGGTATACCTGCTCAGCAATACGTTCTTGGACTTGAGGACGACGCGAAAAGTATTCTACAATACGATTTAACTTAGATAGACCAAGTACTTTACCTTTAGGAATATAACCAATATGTGCTTTACCATCGATGGTAACAAAGTGGTGCTCGCAGTTAGACATCATAGTGATGTCCTTCTCTACTACCATCTCATCATACCCCATCTTATTATCAATAACAGTACACTTAGGAAAGTTCTCTGGCTTCAGACCCCAGAAGATCTCTCGCACAAACATCTTAGCTACTCTCTTAGGAGTATCCATCAACGAGTCATCGGTCAGGTCAAGACCCAACGTCTCCATAATAACAGCAAAGTTCTTTTCGATCTTTGCAATCTTACGCTCATCCTTAACTCCAAGTCTATCCAATACAATAGGCGTATGAACACCTTTAGAGATAAGATATTCTTCTACTTTATAGCCGAGTTCGGCATCTGTTTTTCCAGCTTGTAATGACATTTTAGGTTCCCCATTCATTTTTAAATAAAGGCACTTGAAGGCGATCGCTGTATCGATACCCCTTCTTCATGGCAAGTTCTGCCACAGCCCGGTTGTTCATATGATATACCGACTCGACACCACCAACAGGCATCAAGTATACCGGTCCTCTAAAGCCAGCTGCACGATATGCTTCTACTGCCTTCTCTGCCTCATCTGCATCTTCCTGAGATGCAACTACAAACTTCAAGTACACATAACCCACCATACCATAGTCGGCTACGATTTCTGGCTTGATAGCTTCATCCCACTTCTCACCTGATACCGATAACTTAGGAGATACAGAGAACGTTATCTGACGATCAAGGTTACCAGGATGACCCCACCCCCATCTTTCAAGATAGTCTTTAAACTCTTTGGAAAGGTCTTGTGTGCCATTGGTCTCAAAGGTAATCTCCTTTAATGATCTCATCTTCGGGTGCTCAAGCAAGTCAGGGTACGCTCTCTGCCATCCCAGTAAAGGCTCCCCACCTGTAATTACTAGATGCTCTTCTTTCCATTCTTTGTACGGTAGAGAATCCACAACAGCTTCGGCAACCGAATTAGTATCAAGAACGGGAGATAGGTGCTTAAAACGAGGATCCCAGCTAGCGTATGAATCACAGCCTGTACTGACAAGCGGTAATTCTTTATATGAAAGATACTTCTTAACCTCTGCCGCCACATAGTCAACCTCTTTACTTTGTTCACCTTTAGGCATACCAAAGCCACTGCAGGTAAAGTTACAACCAAAGGTGCGAAGGAATACAGAAGGTACACCCATGTACCGACCTTCACCTTGGATGGAGTAGAATAGCTCTGCTACTTTAAGTTTAGCCATTAGACAAGCTCCTCCGCAATGCCGAGTATTTCAGCAACGATTAAGAGGACACCCGTAGTAATAAGGCTACCGTAGATGAGGGCAATGCCAGCTAGAATACGTAGACCACTTTTTACAAAGCTAATCTTACGGTGGCGGTCGGGATCTGGAAGCAGATCAAAGTCAAATTGAATCATTAGATTCTCCTAGTTGTACGTGGAAGGGCACGATCCATTATATAGGCTAGTCATAATCTGGATCAACGGGTTCTGGTGGTTTCTCGATAACATATCTACCGAAAGCCAACCTGGTTTTTTTCAGCTTAGGAAAGGGTGCAGGAGGCCAATCTGGATTAATCCAAGTTGACTTCTTACGAGGGGAACAGGAGGTATTAATTATAAAGAAACGTTCGCGAGGAACCCCAGCCTGCTTGCGAGCTTTATTAATATGCTGCCACAGGAAAAGGCCGTCTTCGTCTTCTGGGGTACTCTCATAGGTTTTATCCTCTGAGGCGTAACCATCTTTATCTTTAATATAGTAATATACTTTAACAGGCATGTACCTATTATAAGCTATACCTTATCCAACGTCAAGCGTTCCTTCGTCAGAAACGGCTTTTTTCTTAGGTTTTTTTACCGTTCTCTTATCAATATCAATGTTATCTACTTGCTTTCGCATCATTTCTACAATGGAATTCGCAAATTCTTCATTACCGTCAGAAT